AATCCTTCCTGGCTTTTCGGCATCGTTATGGTGTCAAACTGGATCTTCGCCAACTGCTTTAACACTTGCACAGCTTTCTACATGGACTGCTGAAGTGGCTGATATTGTTGGCACAGTAGCTAATGGTGCTGGAACTTCTGGTGAACAGTTAAATGTAGAAGCAATCCCTAAGTTTGGTCAAGATGATGCTTCTGCTTCTTTCATGGTTGCTGGTAGCCGTCAATCAGATCAAATCCCTACACAAAGCAAACCTACTTCAATGACTATTGTAGCTCCGTGGAACCCTAGCGATGCTGGTTTATTGTTAATGCGTGCCGATGCGTATAGCGGAATTATTGATCGCACTTATGTTGTAGCGGCTGTAAGTGGAGAAAATACAGTGGCTTATGCTTTTACTGGTCGTGTATCAGAATTTACGATTGATGCGGCTCCAGGAAAAGAAGCTACTTGCACATTCTCTATTCACCCTAGAGGAAATCAATACGGTTGGTCTAATAATACTTAATAAGATGACTACAATACAAAATAACACAGACTTACTAAGTTATCTATTAAGCCAAGCTGGTTCTGGTAATAAGAACTGGTTTGGCTTTCCACAACAAAGGCTTGCTGGTATTCATACTGTATATGAAATTGCAAAAAATCATGCAGATACTATGTCACCAGAAGAAATTGTTGAATATGTCAATAAATTAAATAATGCTATCTATCATAAAATGATTAAGGTAGAAAATGGCACAGTCTAGCATTAGTTTCAAAGTACAAGGTTTTCAAGAATTTGAAGAACTTATGAAACAAATCCATGATGATTTTAGTGCTAAAGATGCTAATGCAATCTTAAAAAATGCAGTAAAAGATGCTATGGTGCCAGTTTTAATGATGGCTAAATCTCTTGCTCCTAAACATACTGGGGCATTATCTGAATCTCTAAGAATTGAAGCTAGGCGACCTAATAATAGAGATCATAGATCAAGGTATGTCCTTGAAACGGATACTATGATTGGAACAGTTACCACGGCTCCAGGAAATGTTCTTGCTAGATATAAATTTGTAAACTTACAACACAATCTAGTATTACACAAAGGCAAGAAAGAATGGGTAATAAAGCAAGTAGGTATCAAGTCAGATGCTAGAGCTAATGTACAAGAGTTTGGAGTAGAATTTGGAAACCATGCTATGGCGGCACAACCTTACATGCGACCAGCTTTAGAATCGCAAGGGGCTACAGCCGCAAGTATGCTAGGTCAAACATTAGGCAGTCGATTAGAACAATACAAGGCAAAACAATCTAGGGGTTAATAATGAGTAATTTCGCAACTGCTTTAGGTAAGTCATTTAATAAAGATACTATCCGCATTCGTTCTTTTGAATTGGGTGGTCATACTTTTAAAGTAAAAATTCCACTTACATCTGATTTTGATGCAATACAAGAAAAAATGAAGATTGTAGATTTAGCAAAAGTTGAGCAGTATTATCAAGAAATTGCAAAACCTTTTCTTGATAGCAAAGAAGAATTTTTAAAGCAAGGTGATGTAGAGTTTTTAGATAATGATATTGTCCTTAGAGGAACTTCATTACAAGAAACTGCTAAAAATAAAATTATTACCGAAAATCGTATTTTAGAATTATTTAAGTTTATTGTGCCTGAAGAAGAATCGTTTGATATGACAAGTATTACATACGATATGATTGAGGAGCTTTTTCCTTTTTCTATTCAGCTACAAATTCTTGAATCTATTAATGAAGTTATATCTCCTTCTTACAAAGCAACTAAGGGAAAGTAACTAGGTCAGTCCCAAGACAAGTTAGAGCTTATTTGACGGCTCATGGTACTGACCCAGATTTAATAGATCAAGAAGTTTTCCACGATATATGTGTGTTATATAACGATGGAATGATTGGTAATACAGGGATTTTAGAAACTCTGGGCAATTTAACTGCTGGAGTTTATAATTATATGCGTAGCACTAAAGGCAAAGCCTATACATTACAAGACATTATTCCGAATGCTTATGATTATATGTACCCACCTAAGTCGGAACAAGAAAAGAAAGAAATAGCAAGCCAACAATTATTAACTTATATTTTAATGAGTCCTAATGCACCTAAGACATTAACGGAGAAACAGAATGGCTAATGTAGCAAGACTAGGTGTAGTAATGGGATTAGATACGGCAGAGTTCAACGCTGGACTAGAAGCCGTTAGTAAAAAACTAGAGAATTTTAAAGATACCATATTAGAACTTGCTGGTATTGCTTCTTTTGGGGAAATGACCAAAAAAGCCCTTGAATTTGCAGATTCAATAGTTAAAACTGCAAAAGCTAATGATGTAACTACTGCTTCCATTTTAGAAATGTCCAGAGCATTAGAAGAAAATGGCGGTGAAGCAGACTCTACAAGTAGAGTTTATTCTGGCTTTACACAAAAACTTGAAACTGCCGCTATTGGTAGTGCTAAAGCTCAAGAATCTTTTGCTAGGTTAGGAGTATCTCTTAAAGATATTGCTACACTTTCACCGCAAGAATTATTTGAAAAAACTATTACTGGTTTAGCAAAAATAGAAAATGCCGCCGCTAGAAATGGTTTGGCATTTCAAGTATTAGGTAAAAGTTTTAGAGGGATAGATATTGTTGGTTTTGCACATGATCTTGAAGAAGCTAAAGGAACAATGGATCGATATGCGGCTTCAATAGAAGAAGCTCATAAATTAAGTATTAATTTAGGTAAAGACTCTAAAGATATTAGTCTAGTATTTACTGAAGCTGTAATGCCTTCTTTAAATGTATTTTATGAAGGATTACATAAGTTAATGAATCCATTAAAAAGTATCATTCAACTTTTTGGTGTATTAATGGATGTAGTGGCGGCAGTATTTGCATTTATTGAACAAACTTTAATACAATTTACAAATATTTTATTAATTACTGGAAGCATTATTTCTGATGTTCTTTCTGGAAATATAACTAAAGCAAAAAAAGATTGGCATGATGGCTTAGATACAATGGCTTCCGATTACAAGGCATTTAGTGATCGGTTACAAAAATTAGCTAATCCCCCTACAAAACCAGCAGTTCCAGAAAATGTTGGCGGTCAAGAAGTTATACAATCTAATGCAAAAAAAATAGATGCCGCTAAAGGCTTAACTAAAGAATATCAACGACAAGCTGATCTTCAATATGAAATTATTGAAGCACAAAGAAAGTTATTAGATTTAACTAAAGATCAAGCAATAGTTCAATCGGCAGTTAATAAAGTTATTCAAGAAAATCAAAAGTTTGTTGATGCTATTGATAAACAAATTGCTGGAGCTGGACAAGGGTCTGCCGCAGAAGCATTAAAAAGAACTTTGGAGCAACAAAAAACAGCAATTTTGGGTTTAAGAGATGCTGAAGTTGATAGAACCAAAAAAGGTATTCAAGATACTATTGATTATCAAAGAACATTTACATTTGGTTGGACTAAGGCTTGGAATCAATTTAAAGAAGATGCTGGAAATAATGCAAAAATAACTAGTGATATTTTTAATTCAGTTATGAGTTCAATGAACTCTGCTTTAGATACTTTTGTTACTACTGGAAAAATGAATTTTAGTAGTTTTGCACAAAGTGTTATTCAAGATATAGAAAAGATTATTTTGAAAGCAATGGTTGCCAAAACTATGACCGCCGCTTTTGGTGGAACAGCATTTGGTGGTTTGTTGGGTTTTGCTGATGGCGGCTCTCCGCCAGTAGGTGTGCCTTCAATAGTTGGTGAACAAGGTCCTGAGTTATTTATTCCAAATCGTTCTGGAACAATTATTCCAAATAATCAACTTTCTTCAGTTTTGGGTAGCGGTGGAAGTAGTGGTCCCACATACAATGGTCCATATATTGCTAGTATGTCCGCTATTGATACTCAGTCAGCCGTACAGTTCTTAGCTAGAAATAAAACCGCAGTATGGTCAGCAAACCAATCTGCACAAAGAGGACTGCCTACAAGCAGATAATGTATGCCTAATTTAACTACCATTCTACAAGTAAGCGAACAAGTAACAATTAACGATCAGCGGTTTGTAGGTCAAGTTGTTTCAAGGAATCAGCGCATTGCTACAAGTGAAATTTTGACTGTAGTGCCTTTTCAATTTGAATTTAAGCCGAATGATTATTTGCTTTATTCACAAAATAGAGATTTGCTTGCTAATCTTCGATACTATGACAAGTCTTTAACTCAATATTTAAATTTTGGCTCTACTGGCTGGGTGAATTATATTTCCTATAGAGGTCAATTAACCCCAACACAGATTTCAGCTTGTACATTTAGCACAAGTTCTGCGGCTCAGAATTTAATCCTTACTGGTGTGCCTACTGCCAATCCTACTTATTTTGCGGTTCGTGCTGGAGATTTTATTCAGGCTGGTCAATATACTTATATTGCAACGCAAGATGTTTTATGCGGATCAAGCGGTACAATTACTATTCCAGTTCACAGAAATTTGATTGATGGTCCATTAACCTCTGGAATTGCCGCAGTTATTGGGCAATATGGCACAACAGTTGCTATGGGCGGCAATACTTATACTGGCGTTACATTCCCAGTTATTTTGCAACTTTATCCTAATTACACTTTAATGCCAATTACCAATGATTCATTTATTAAATGGACAGGCACTTTTAAAGCCTTTGAAGCCGTTTTATGAGTACCCCAATCCCACCAATTCAGAATACAAATAACATTCGCTATGCGGACTTTATTCGTGTAGTAACACCTACTGCTACTTATAGATTTGCTACTACACAATCCGCATTAACTATTCCAGCAGTTGATAGCCAACCATTTAATGGTCTTGGTCAGCTTGTAGGAATTGGTGCAGTGCAAAGAGATATTAAATCTACCGCTAATCAAACTACTTTTACAGTAGTTGGCATTGATACTGCTTTACTTGGTTGGGTTTTAAGCCAAGAAATTAAAGGCTCACAAATTACTATGTGGAAAGGTTTTTTTAGTACAGATGGTAATTTAATTACAACTGGCGGCACTGGTGGTTTATACCAATATTTCTATGGCTTTGTTAATACTTTCCAGATTGGTGAACAATGGATGGAAGAACAAAGAATGTATGTTGGCACTATTACAATTAGTGCGGCAAATATTCAAATGATTTTACAGAATCGAGTTGCTGGTAGATATACCAATGATGCAAGTTGGCAATTTTACGATGCTGGCGATACATCAATGAATAGAGTGAATACTATTTCAACTGTTTATTATGCTTTTGGAAAACAATGATAAGACAAGCTAATAAATACGATAAGACAGAAATAATAGAAATGATGAAATTATTTCGTGAGGAAGCAGATTTACCAGAGTATGTGGATTCTAATAATGAAGTCTACTGGAATAGATTATTAGATACTATTTTTGCCGGTATGGGAGTTATTTTTATAGAGGAAAATAAAGGATTATTGATGGCGATTATCCATCCTACAGCATGGGATGATAAGATTTTTACTATGCAAGAATTAGCTTGGTATGTAAAACCTGAGTTTAGAGGTAGCACTACTGGTTATAGACTTTTCTTTTCTTATATAGAGTATGGCAAGCAATTAAAGCAATTAGGAAGAATTAAGTTTTTTGGTGTAAGCAAGATGGATACAAGCCCTGAATTGAAGTATGAAAAATTTGGGTTTAGGAAAAAAGATGAGAATTGGATACAGTAAATGCCAGCAGTCATAGCCGCTTACTTAGTAATGGAATTAGCAATGGATTATGCCGTTGCCGTAGTAGTTGCCGACATGACTGTTATGGCATTAACTATGGTGGCATCTGCCGTTATATCCAAAATGCTTGGACCATCTGCTCCTTCTACTGGTGCTTCAACACCTTTAAATACTGGTACAAATCTACAAATATCCCCAGCAAATAGCAATAAATTGCCAATTCTTTATGGCGAAGCATATATTGGTGGAACAATTACCGATTTAAGTATTACATCAGATAACCAAAATCTTTATTATGTGCTTTCTTTATGTGAAGTAACTGGTAATGGAACTGATCCTATTCAGTTTGGGGATATTTATTTTGGCGGTAAAAAATGCTTATTTGATGGATTAAGCTATACAGATACAGGCATTTCCGTAATTAACATTACTGGTCAAGTAGTTACTTATACAGGAACTTTAACATCAACTATTTCTACTGGAACAGTTTTAACATTTAGCAATTCTGGCTTTCCTATAAGTTATATAGTTAGTGCTATTAATACTTCTATAAAAACAATTACTTTTGGGGTTAATTTAAACCCCACTTTTGTTGCTGTTGGTAATGAAATCTACATAGTAAGTAGCGGATCAACTGGAAGTGTAGCTGTTACTGGTTTGCAAGATATGTCTACAGGGCTTGTTGATACTAAAGTCAATGGTCATTTAAGCATTTATCTTTATAACAATGGCTCTAATAGTCCAGTCAATTCAAGTCAATCTGCTATTACAGTTATGCAAGCAAGTGGTTTAACTTACCAATGGGATTCTAGTAAGTTAATGTCCAATACCGCTTTTGCTATTGTGGTGCTTAATTACAATTCCAGTGCAAGCATTACTTCAATTCAGCAAACGCAATTTGAAGTAATGAATTCCAGAACTAATACTGGCGATGTTATCTATGACTATTTAACGAATGAGGTTTATGGTGCGGCAATTCCAGTAGATCAAATTGATACCGATAGTCTTACTGCTTTAACCGCTTATTCCAACGAACTTATTACCTTCAATAATTACCATGGAATTCCTGAGACACAACCAAGATTTAAGTTTAATGGAATAGTTGATCCAACTCAGGATTGCTTGACCAATCTTAATGACATGGCAAATTGCTGTGATTGTTTGCTTAAATATAACGAGATTTATGGCAAATGGAGTGTAATTGTTCAATCTACGGCTTATACAGTAGCTATGGATATTAATGATAGCAATATGATTTCTGCTATCACTATCAATACGATGGACATTTCCAATACTTACAATATTGCTGAATGCCAATTCCCTGATATTACTTTAAATAGTTCATTTAATACCAGCACAGTTGATTTAGCTATTGTTGATCCAACAATTCTTTATCCTAATGAGCCAATTAATAGTCAAACCATTAAATTACCATTAGTTAATAATGATGTAACTGCACAACTTTTAGCCACTAGAAATTTAAAAGCGGCTCGATTAGATTTGCAAGTTCAATGCACAGTTAATTATATTGGCTTGGAATTGGAAGCTGGCGATATAGTAACTATTACCAATGCAAATTATGGCTGGACTGCCAAATTAATGCGTGTCTTTAAAGTGGAGCAAAACTTTTCACAAGATGGAACTATTACAGTCAAATTGACAATGCAATCTTTTGATCCAAATGTTTATAATGATGTGTCTATTACGCAATACACTCCGCCGCCTAATTCTGGTTTGCCAGTACCAAATATTTTTGGAACATTAACTGCACCAGTAATTATTAGCAACCTTACAATTATTCCAGTTCCAACTATAGGGGTTCAAATAGAATCTAGCTCTGCTGGAATCATTCAGTATGCAGAAGTATGGTATTCCGCCTATTCCAACCCATCATCCAGCCAAATGATCTTAGCTGGAACTACTGCAATACAGCCTAATGGCAACCCTTATGGAAATAACGTAATCCTCCCTACGGTATTTTTAACTGGAATTCCTGCTGGAAATTGGTATTTCTTTAGCCGAATGATAAATTCATTGGGAACTTCTCCTTATAGCCCAG